TAACAGGATACTATTCATTGGACTGCCATCCGGAAGGAAACTGGCATATTATGACACCCGGATAGAGGATGACGAGAAAGGAAAGAGCGTCATAACATACGCAGGTGTGGACCAGGAAACAAAGAAATGGGGACGCCTTAAGACCTGGGGCGGAAAGCTTGTGGAGAATATCGTACAGGCCACGGCAAGAGACTGCCTGGCAGTGACCATGGAACGTGTTTCTGGTGCAGGATATCAGATTGTTATGCATGTACATGATGAAATTATCGTGGATGTGCCGGAAACGGACATAGATGCCCTGGAGAAGATAACAGCCATCATGGCACAGCCAGTACCATGGGCGCAGGAGCTGCCCTTGCGCGGGGATGGTTATGAAACCCCATTTTATAAGAAGGATTAAAGGAGGGATACAGGATGCAAGTCTCCAGCATTGCGGATTACAGGATGGCAGTTAAGCACGACGGGACAATCACCCTGGCAACAGGGCGGAGCCGCATGGAAAAGAACTGGAAGAATAAGAGCTATTCCTGGTCCCAGCTATTGAAACGTCTGGAAACACCCGTCAGGACCCATGAGACACTGGCGGAATACATGAAGATGCCAAAGGATGAACAGGACCGTATCAAGGACGTGGGTGGGTTTGTTGGAGGGGCTCTGAAAGGCGGGAGACGTAAGGCAGATACGGTAGATAGTCGGCAGTTGATTACATTGGATGCAGATTACGCCCCAGCGGGCCTCATGGAGGATATAGCACTTTTAGCTTATTATGCCTATGCCATGTACACTACTCATAAGCACAGTCCGGAAAAACCGCGTCTGAGGTTCGTGATTCCAATGGACCGTCCGGTCACAGCGGATGAATACGAGGCCATAGCCAGGAAACTGGCTGAAGAGATAGGAATTGATTATTTCGATGATACAACATACCAGCCTTCCCGGCTGATGTACTGGCCATCCGCGGCGGCAGATGGGGAATATTTTGTTCCATTATGAGGACCTGCCATGGTTGTCTGCAGATAACATCCTGAGACGTTACCCTGACTGGACGGATACCAGTTACTGGGCCAGAGAGCAGCCGGGCAAAGGAATCAGGGTTAAACAAGCTAAGAAGCAGGGTGACCCAACGGAAAAGGCGGGACTGATTGGTGCATTCTGCCGAACTTATGACGTGGAGGATGCCATTGCAGCCTTTCTGCCAGAGGTATACGTCAAATGTGACCTGCCAGAAAGATATACCTATGCTGAGGGCTCCACAGCCTCTGGGCTTGTTATATACGAGGACGGAAGGTTTGCATATAGTAACCATTCAACGGACCCGGCCTGTGGGAAGCTCTGTAATGCGTTTGACCTGGTTCGTATCCATAAGTACGGAATACAGGATGAAGATGCGGCGCCGGGGACTCCTACGACGAAACTGCCATCCTACAAGGCAATGATGGAACTGGTGCAAAGGGATAAGGAGACAACGCTGACAGTCGCCAGAGAACGTGCGGAGCTGGCCAGGGAGGACTTCGCTGACACATGCGATACGGAAGAGGATGATTCCTGGAAAAGCCGACTGTCAAAGGACAAGAAGGGACTGGAACCCAGCTTAAACAATCTGCTGCTCATCATGCGGCATGACCAGGGGTTGAAAGGCATTCGTTTCAACCAGATGGCGGATAACCTGGAAATCAAGGGTCCTGTTCCATGGAAAAGTCCTTCCCGTTTCTGGCGGGATGCGGATGACGCACAATTGGAGGCATATTTAAGCATGACGTACACGGAATTTCCAAAAGCAAAGATACTGACAGCAATCACAAAGGCAGCCGATGACCGGAGTTACCACCCTGTAAGAGAGTATCTGGACAGCCTTCCTGAGTGGGATGGCATACCGCGTGTGGACACGCTTCTGATTGATTACCTTGGCGCGGATGATACGGAATATGTACGGTCCGTCACCAGAAAGACCCTGTGTGCGGCGGTGCACCGGGTGAGATATCCCGGGTGTAAATTCGATACGGTGCTGGTACTCTGCGGGCCGCAGGGAATCGGAAAAAGCACACTGATATCCCGTCTGGGAGGACAGTGGTTCTCTGATTCCCTCAACCTGGCCGATACCAGGGATAAGACAGCAGCAGAAAAGCTGCAGGGATACTGGATTATAGAAATAGGCGAGATGGCCGGGATTGGAAGCGCAGGCGTGAAAACCTTAAGAGGATTCATAACCACGCAGGACGACCGTTACAGGGCCTCCTATGGGCGGCGTGTGAGTTCCCATCCGCGGCAGTGCATTCTGATTGGAACTACCAACTCAGAGGAAGGTTACCTGAATGACGTGGAAGGCGGCAGGAGGTTTTGGCCCGTGAGGGTGCCCTGCATCGGCGCGAAGCGTGTCTGGGATATGACACAGGAGGAAGTAAGCCAGATATGGGCGGAGGTGCTGTATCATGTGACGCAGGGTGAGAAGCTGATACTGTCGGGCGGCGCTGCGGAGGAAGCGGTGAAACAGCAGAAAGAAGCCATGATGACAGATCCGCGTGAGGAGAAGGTGCGGATGTATCTTGATACACTTCTTCCAGAAGACTGGTACAGCCGGAACCTGGATAAACGTCGGGACTTCCTATATGGGACCGAGTGCCCGGAACCGGAGGCGGTCCTGCGAAGGGACTTTGTCAGCTGTCAGGAGATATGGTGTGAGTGCTTTGGAAACAGCCTTAAGAACATGGAGGCAAAAGACACCTATATGATAAAGAAGATACTGGCGAAGTTTCCAAACTGGGAATCGTCAGGAGACAGGATAAATACAGGGGCTGAATACGGGAGACAGAGAGGGTATAAAAGGACAATTTAGCGTTGAAATCCCTTGGACAACCTTGGACAACCCCCCTGGACAACCTCAAGAATCGGGACAACCTCGGTGAAGGCAAGGTGGACAACTGGACAACCTTATTTTGAAGTTGTCCCGGAGGTTGTCCAGCTTGAAAGCCTTGTAAATACAGGAAAAAACAGCAATTTGGGACAACTGGACAACTTTTCTCTATAGAGCTGTTAAATTAAAGAATAAAGAGTAATTACACGCGAAACCGCGTTTACACACGTCATACGCGTGCGAGATGTCCAGTTGTCCAGGAAGGAGCGAGATAGAAATGCTGGAAAAGGACATAGAAGATTGGCTGAATAAACAGATTGAGAAGATGGGAGGCCTGGCATTCAAGTTTGTGTCTCCCGGAAACCCAGGCGTGCCAGACCGCATTTATATCCTGCCAGATGGAAGGGTGTGGTTCGTGGAACTGAAGCAGCAGATGGGCCGTGTAGCCAAAATCCAGAAGTGGCAAAGAGAGCGCCTTATCAGCCTGGGGTGCAACTACCGGCTGGTGAAAGGGATGGACGATGCGAGAACCTATGTAGGAGAAATGAAGAATGCAGTACATACCGCACGAATACCAGAAATATGCAACTGAAAAAATCATAGAGCTGCCGGCATGTGCACTCTTTATGGAGATGGGACTTGGTAAGACAGTGAGCACTCTGACGGCTATTAACGAACTGATATATGACCGGTTTGAGGTACAGAAAGTTTTGGTGATAGCACCTTACAGGGTGGCGGATGACACATGGACCACGGAGGCCGATAAGTGGGACCACCTGAAGCACCTAAGGGTGTCAAAGGTCCTTGGAACATCCGGTGAAAGAATAGCAGCACTGGAAGCAGATGCGGACATTTATGTCATAAACCGTGAAAATGTAACTTGGTTAGTGAACCTTACGGGGAAAGAATGGCCGTTCGAGATGATTGTGGTGGATGAGCTGTCATCGTTTAAGTCCAACAGTGCGAAGCGGTTCAAGAGCCTGCGTATAGTACGTCCCCTGGCAAGACGGTTTGTGGGGCTGACAGGGACACCGGCGCCCAACGGCCTGCTGGACCTGTGGCCCCAGGTGTACCTGATTGACCGGGGGGAGCGGCTGGGAAAGACATACACCGGATATAAAGACCGGTATTTTCTTCCGGACAGGAGGAACGGGTTCGTGGTATATTCCTGGACACCAAAGGAAGGTGCTAAGGAGGCCATAGAGCAGAAACTGTCTGACATCTGCATATCCATGAAGGCTGATGATTACTTAAACTTGCCGGCACAGATTGTCAATGACGTATACGTCAGCATGGACAGGCATGAGATGCGGAAGTACAGGGAGCTGGAAAAAGAGAAGCTTCTGGAGCTTGATGGTAAGGAAATCACAGCCCTGTCCGCGGCGGCTGTATGGGGGAAACTTCTGCAGCTGGCCAATGGGGCAGCCTATGACGGTGAAGGGAATGTCATCCCCCTTCATGACAGAAAACTGGATGCACTTGCGGAAATCTTGGAAGCATCCGGAGGCCATCCGGTCCTGGTGTTCTACAACTTCCGCCATGATTATGACCGGTTGATGGGAAGGTTCAAGGGCTACAATCCCAGGACCCTTAAATCACAACAGGATATCCGCGACTGGAACGAAGGAAGGATTTCGCTGCTTCTGGCCCAGCCGGCCAGCATGGGGCATGGGCTGAACATACAGGCAGGTGGGCATATCATCGTATGGTTTGGACTGAACCCCAGCCTGGAGCTGTACCTGCAGGCCAATGCCAGGCTGCATCGTCAGGGGCAGACGGAAGCTGTCATCATACACCGCTTGATAACGAAGGGCACGGTGGACGAGGATGTGGTAAAGAAGTTGTGGGTAAAGGACGAGACACAGGATGGCCTTATGGAGTCCCTTAAGGCGAGGATAAGGAGAATAAAGGATGGTAATTAGATTCAACATCCCAAACGGGAGGATGGAGATAAACTTAGAGACTTTCTTCCAGGAGGCCAGAAGGCCACAGATACGTAAAATGCTTAAGTGGGTAAGAGCTTCCTGGCCGAATGAGGAGAACGCCAGAGAAATCAGGGAATGGCTTACGGACAGACGGCAGGATGAGACGGACCGGGCTAAAGCCTTTGCGAAGAAGTATGTGGACTGCCGTACGGAGCTGGCAGAACTGCAGGAGATGTATGAGCGGATGCAGAGCCCCTGTTATGCCGTGTACACCAGGGACAAGGAAAAGCTGACCAATGCAAAGAAGGATGTAAGCCGCTGCAAGGCAAAGACCGTTCGGTATAAAAGAGAGATGGACGATCACCGGAAGCTGGCCGAACGGTATGAAGGCATACTGAAGGATGAGGATAAGTTGTTATCATAAATCGTTATTTTGTGGAGGAATAGAAGTGAAATTTTCAGGGGTAGATAATTGCAATACTTGCAAAAATGCATACGACATAGATATTCAAGGAGACCATTGCTTTTGTATAGCAAATCAGTGCTATATGTGTGCCAACAACCGCAAGGAATGCAAAGATTATGTTCGCGGGGATGTCCCGGCAGGTAAGGAGCGGTGGGGACATTTAGAATATTAGCATTTACTAAACGGAGGTACTGGCAGTGGATAAGATATTAAAAACATGCTGGTGGTACATAGTGCTTGCTTTAGTATGGCAAGGTTTGGAGCTATTAATATACCACCAGATACAGCTGAGGGTAGTTGACAACATTATGGGACTTTTGTATTTGCCCTTTATCTACAGGGCAGTAGATTAAAATTTAGTGGCGGTGTGTGGTACACAGGGCGGGGTTCAACTCCCCGGACAGACCATGGTGGAAAGTAAGAGGGTGCCGGTTCGACTCCGGCCGCCGCCAACTTAAGATTTTTGGAATGAGCGGAGGAAAGGATATGCTATGAGAACATATAAAGGGATTAGAAAATTTGATTTAATTTGCCGTGATATGCAATCAAAGGGAATGAGAGTTGATTCAACTGATTTTGATAAAGGTGGAGACTTTGTATATTTTAAAGGAGCGTGGCATGGGCTTCCTTGGACAATAATGTACAACACATTCAACGGGCATTTTTCTGTTTACAACGGATTTACTGGCGAACAGATTGCTACGCATATGAGCACAGAATTTGATAATGAACCGTGGTATGTAGATTTGATGAATACTCTATATGAGAAGGAGACTGAAAATTAAGATTTTCCGGGAGAACCGGAGGAAGGAGCATAGATGGAACGATTAGAGCCTTGTCCATTTTGTGGGAATGAATTTCCGACAATAACGAAATGCTATGGGAACATATACAGAGTAGCTTGCCCGCAATGCCAGACATATTTTGGCTGTGACTGCACAGCAGGGCATGATGAAAGCAAAGAAGAAACAATGGCACGGTGGAATAGTCGTGTGAATTAGTATTTAGGAGGTTTACATGGGAAATTTGATTTTTAAAATAGTGGCCGTGATAGTTTTAGCGTGTGCCATGTTATCACCAGTGGCTTATGTAGCGGGGCTTAAGGGCGTGGGAGATATTCTTTTTTATTGCGGATCAGTCACAGCAATTATTATGTCAGCGGTAGTTATTGTTGTGGTTACTATGGACAATTAAAATTTCTGGGAGAACCGGAGAAAGGAGCCTGGATGGAAAGAGATTTTGAAAAAGACATCATAGAGCTGGACGCTGCTATAAAATCCAATGCCGAACGGGATAATACTTTTACGTTGTCGGTACTGCAGCGGGTGAAGGCAATCATGCTGCAACAGAAAGAAAAGCTGAAAGCCTATGAGGATACCGGCCTGACGCCAGGAGAAGTCCAATATTTAAAAGACAAAAGTGAGCCGAAAATGGTGGTGTGGACACCAGCATATCAATCATATTATTCAGCTGGTGATGAAGCAGAGTGCCTCTGTCCGGTATGTGATTCAGATGTGGTTGAGGATGATGATTATTTCTGTCCAACTTGCGGCCAGGCATTGAAATATCATGATGAACCAAACTGACATTTGCGATACGAAGGGAGTACTTAATGGAAGAGTTGAAGCCATGTCCGTTTTGCGGAGAGAAGGCATATCTATATGTTAATAATGGAGTAAAGGTAATTTGCGGTACATGTAAGGCATCCACACAGGCGTTGACAGATGGATGGATTGGAAAGGCCCCTACTGGAAATGCAGTCGAATTTGTAATCGAGGCCTGGAACAGGAGGGCAGCAAATGAAAGTTAGAGATTGAAAGAATTGCGGAAGGAATCAATTTGCTGACATTTTCGATACGAAGGGAGATTAAATCATGTGGAAGATTATATTTACATACCCCGATGGTGTTAAGGTGAAACTGACTAACAGTTCCATTCCGATGGATAAGCGTCTTGCTAACAAGTATTATGATATCTACGGTTATAACTCGGATGGTGGAGTGTTCCAGCAGTATCCAAAGAAAAAGTACAGGCCTATGGCTATGGCCGCTGTGGTGGACATCCTGAATGCTGATGGAGATTTAGAGAAAGAGATATTGATTGATGCGGATGATTAGGAGGCAGGCATGAGAAAGAAAGGCAGTAAGCAGTCCAAGGTCAGCCGCATCGACCGCAGCAAGGCCCTGGCCGCTCAGGCCGACGAGGCCATCAAGGAGCGCATCCGGACGGCGCCGGCCTATATGTACACCAGCCTGTGCCCGGTTCCGGAGCTGCGGGAGCCGCCGAAGGGAGTGATATGGTACTATGAGACAATGTTACATAGACAACGGGCGTCACGGGTGTGATGGCCAGCGCAACAACAAGGGCAGGATACGGTACGGGTGCTGGGCGTGTCCGCATCTGGATGCAGGAGGAGGTGATGCCGGTGAAACAGACAGAAGCACTGGAAGAAGTGGCAAGGCTGGCCGCAAAGGAAGCGGTCAAAGAACATGAGAAACAGACACAGAGAAATAAGCGCACAAAGATTTTCCAGAATACTAAGAAGTTGATGGAGAATTATAACAGAATTTGTCAGAGTGTGGAAGAGGGCGTGGCGGAGCTTTCTGATATGGACAATAGGGAAGAACTGGAGGAGTTCACGGAGGAGGATATTTTTATCAACAGCATTCTTAAGAGCAAGCTCCGGAGCGTTGTCATGATAGGTCACATAGACAAGTGCCTGAAGCTCCTGGAGGATGAGGAGTGTCGGAAAAATACGCATGAGAAGTATCTGGCCTTTAAGTATTTCTATCTGGATGGGATGACATACGAGAATATTGCAGAGATTTACGGATATGGAGAGCGGACGGCCAGACGGTGGATAACGGAGCTTACAGGGATACTTAGTGTATACCTCTTTGGTTCAGACGCCCTTATGCTGGATTAGGGCCTTGACAGGAGCATGTCAAAATCGTGTCCTTGCCATGTCCGTTTGGACGATTTATAATTGTAATATGCAAAATTGGATGAAGCGGAAAGCTGATTGGTTTTGCACCCTCCCCATTTAAGCAACGGCCGCCAGGTATCACAGCCTGGCGGCTGGCTAACCGGTATTGTGTAATCCCTCATAAGACAGACCTGTACTTTAACGGGACAATGCCGCAGGGTACACAACCGGTGAGGTATCTGGTTTTATCCCCCATGACGTTTTCCAGATACATAGACAGATTTTCTCCTTTGGATGAGTCCCTGCCAGTGCGGCGGGGGCTTTTCTTTTGTCAGATTTTGGTGTATGATAAAGAAATGAATGCGTTGGGGGGATTTTGTATGAGGAGCGTAATGCGGCGTCAAGTTTTAATTTATGAAAACATGATAGGGAGGCTTGAGAGGAAGTCAAGGGTGTACAATTTTTTACTGATTTATTATAGTATCATTTTAATAGCTTATTCGCTTGTAGCCTTTATATTTTCTAAAGCAATAAACCCATATCTACTGCCTTTTTGTAATATCATGATTTCCGTGGTTATGTTAATATTCTCCGTTATAAATAATCTTGCGAATTATCAAGAAAGGATAAAAAAGATTTCTAAGTCAAAGGAAGAAATAGAAAAAACACTTGTAAATGAAGGAGATTCAATAACAAACGAAGCACAACTACTATATCATCAAATTGTGAATAATACCGAAAAAGCATCACAGGAGGATATTAATGCCGTAGATAAAGAAAATACATCATTTAATGGATTATTTCGTTTATTGTTATATTTATTACTTGTAATTGTTCCGTTAATCATTTTGGTTGAGTGCATTTACTGGCCTAAATTTAATGGATATTATATGTCACCGTATTATTGGACTCATGGACAATGATTTTATTCAATAGTAAGCAGGAGTCACCTCCGGGCGGCTCTTTTTCTATTCCCAAAACAACACGAAATGAGGTGAGGAGGCATGGCCAGGGCGCCAGATGCAAGAATAGAACAGGCCAAGGCCATGTACCGGAAAGGCATCAAATTAGTTGAGATTGCAAGTCAACTAAACCTGCCGGAGGGGACGGTCCGCCGATGGAAATGTACCCATAAGTGGGATAGCGAACGTTCGGATAAAAATAACGAACGTTCGGTTAAGAAGAAAGGTGGGCAGCCTGGAAACAGCAATGCTGTTGGTAACGAAGGGGGAGCTCCAGAACAGAATAAGAACGCAGAAAAATACGGTTTCTTCAGCAAGTACCTGCCTGAGGAGACCGTTTCCATTATCCAGGAGATGCCCACGGACCCGCTAGACATCCTTTGGGACCAGGTGCAGATTGCGTATGCTGCAATCATCCGGGCGCAGTCCATCATGTATGTGAGGGACCGGAATGATAAGACCATTGAGAAGGTGGGCCATAAGGATGGGGAGACGGTCACGGAGGAGCGCTGGGAGGTACAGCAGGCCTGGGACAAGCAGGGAAATTTCCTGCAGGCGCAGGCCCGGGCCCAGAAGACGCTGGAGGGTCTTATCAAACAGTATGATGAGCTCCTGCATAAAAACTGGGAGCTGGCCAGTGAGGAGCAGAAGGCGCGGATTGCACAGCTCCGGGCCCAGACGGATAAGCTAACCGGGAACAACCAGGAGCTGGAGGACATGGATGAGATAGAGGGGGATATCTATGGCAGCGGTAAATAGGTTTGTCAGGAAAAAGACCATCCCGTTCAACTTTTCCGAGAAGCACAAGGATTATATACGCAGGTGCGAAGCCTGCATGTATAATGTGGCGGAAGGTGCGGTCCGTGCCGGCAAGACAGTGGATAACGTGTTTGCCTTTGCCCATGAATTAAAAACCACACCAGACCGGATCCACCTGGCCACTGGATCCACGATGGCCAACGCCAAGCTTAATATCGGTGACGCCAATGGCTTTGGCCTTGAATGGATATTCCGTGGTCAATGCCACTGGGGGAAGTACAAAGACAATGAAGCGTTATTCGTCAAAGGCCCTGCGACTCACGGTAGGCAGAAGATTATCATATTTGCAGGCGGAGCAAAGGAGGACAGCTTTAAGAAAATCCGTGGCAATTCCTACGGCATGTGGATTGCAACTGAGATTAATCTGCATCATGACAATACCATCAAGGAGGCATTCAACCGTCAGCTGGCAGCCCAGCGCCTGAAGGTGTTCTGGGACCTGAATCCGGATAACCCAAGAGCACCCATCTATGCGGAGTATATAGACAAGTATCAAAGGCAGGCAGATGCAGGGGACTTCCCGGGCGGATACAACTATATGCACTGCACCATCTACGACAACATCAACATTACCACAGAGCGTCTGCGGGAGGTCGAAAGCCGGTATGATAAGAACAGTATCTGGTACCTCCGGGACATCAAGGGAATGCGCGTGGTGGCCAACGGCCTTATCTATCGCCGGTTTGCTGATGATACAAGTACCAAGCAGTACACGTTCCGCCTGACAGATAAGCCTAAAGACATCATGGAAATTATTCTGGGGATTGATTTTGGCGGCAGTGGTTCCGGCCATGCCTTCACGGCCACAGCCATTACCAGGGGATACCATAACGTGGTTGTCCTGGCATCAGAATGGATTGGCTGCAAGGACGAGAAGGGGAACCAGATAGAGATTGACCCAGAAATGCTGGGGACCATGTTCTGTAACTTCTGCCAGAAGATTATCAGCAGGTACGGGTACATTACAACAGTGTATGCAGACAGCGCAGAGCAGACGCTGATAGCTGGCATCCGGAGCAGCCTGCGTAAACATGGACTTGGATGGGTACGTGTAGAAAATGCACTGAAGACTGAAATTAATGACAGGATTAACGCCACCGCCATACTGATGGCACAGGGGCGTTTTTATTATGTCCAGGGAGAGTGTCAGAGCCTTGTGGATGCCCTGAGTACAGCCGTGTGGGACCCAAAGGAATTGACGAAGAATGTCCGCTTAGATGATGGCACAAGCGATATTGACAGCCTGGACAGCTTTGAGTATACGTTTGAACGGCAGATTAGCAGGCTCATAAAGTATGGATAGGAGGTGAGGGGACGATGAGATTCACAAAGATGCTGGACTTAATCACGAATGTCCTGAATAAGGATGCGGACACGCAGGTGGATGTGTGCCTGACATCCCAGATGGCGAACCAGATAGAGTTGTGGACCCGGATGTATGAGAACCGGTCCCCCTGGTGAATAACAAGGACGTGCTCAGTGCGAACTTAGCGCCGGCCATTGCCTCAGAGATTGCGCGCCTGGTGACGTTGGAGCTTAAATCTGAGGTGACAGGTGGAACGGCGGCGGATTACCTGAATGAGCAATATCAGCGTAAGGTGATCAAGGATTTGCGCCGGTATGTCGAATACGGATGTGCTAAAGGCGGCCTGGTGATGAAGCCGTACATTACCCAGCAGGGTATTGAAGTACAGTTTGTACAGGCTGATTGTTTCTTCCCGTTGTCTTTCGATAGTTCCGGTCGGATTACGCAGTGTGTATTCACAGAGCAGTTCCGGAAGGGTCAGAAGATATATACCAGGCTGGAGGTACACACGCTGCAGGGAAAACGGGTACATATTACCAACCGTGCATTTGTGGCCACAAATGATTACAGCCTTGGCAGCGAAGTGGTGGTCAGCTCCATAGACAGGTGGTCGGAGCTGGTTCCGGAGCTGCTACTTGAGGGGGCAGACCGGTTGCTGTTTGGGTACTTTAAGGTACCGTTGGCCAATGCGGACGATTCCGACAGCCCACTGGGCGTATCTGTGTTTTCCAGGGCCGTGGACCTGATCCGGGAGGCAGACAGGCGCTATTCCAACATCTGCTGGGAGTATGAGGGGACACAGCTGGCTGTCCATATTGCCACCTCCCTGCTAAAGTACAACCAGGACCGGGACAAGTTTGAGTATCCGGGAGGTAAGGAACGGTTATACCGAAACGTGGAATACAATACGGGCGCCGCGGATAAGCCTTTCATTGACACCTTCAGCCCAGAAATAAGGGACACAGCCTTGTTTAACGGATTTAATAACCAGCTAAAGCTGGTGGAGTTCAACTGTAACCTGGCCTATGGCACCCTGTCAGACCCACAGAGCGTGGATAAGACAGCCACTGAGATTAAGACCAGCAAGCAGCGCTCTTATGTGATGGTCTCTGATACCCAGATGGCCCTGCAGGATGCCTTAGAAGACCTGGTGTATGCTATGAGTTTCTGGTCGGCATTATATGGATTGGTTCCGGCCAGCAATGATTACGAAGTGTCATCTGACTGGGATGACAGTGTGATGGTTGACGCAGAGACTGAGCGGGAGCAGGACCGTAAGGATGTAGCGATGGGAGTTATGAGATTAGAAGAGTATCGGGCTAAGTATTATGGGGAAACACTGGAAGAGGCGGTCAAGAATCTGCCGGAACCGGCAATGACAGAAGAATAGGCGGTGATGTGATTGACACCAGAGGAGCTGGAGAAGCTGCCCAAACCACTGGAACGCACCATGACGGCTCTGGAGTTGTCCATCATGGATGAGATCATACAGCGCATCAAGGAGGCTGCACGGGTTACTTCGGTCATTGACTGGCTGTTGGTGAGGATGGATGCCATTGGAGTAGGCCGGGCGCGAATTAAACAGCTGTTAGGTGAGGGCATCAGAAAGGCGGGCCTTCAGGTGGATGACATCTATGAGCAGGCGGCCAAGTCTGACTACATCCGCAACAAGGCAATCTATGAGGCTGCTGGCAAGGACTATCAGTCCTATGAGAGCAACCAATGGCTGCAGCAGGTTGTGGATGCTGCCAGGAGACAGACCAAGGACAGCCTGCGGCCACTGGAAAACATCACTCAGACAACAGGTTTTAACGTGCCGATGGGCGGCAGCAAGAAGGTATTCACGCCACTATCTGAATACCTGGAGCGCAGCCTGGACAAGGCCATGCTGGGAATCACCACCGGCGCCAGGACATACAGCCAGGCTATCGGTGAGGTGATTGACGAGATGACGGCCAGCGGCATCCGGACGGTGGATTATGCATCTGGAAAGTCTGACCGGATTGAGGTGGCAGCAAGGCGCGCGGTGATGACGGGCGTGGCCCAGATGACAGATAAGGTCAACGAGAAGAACATGGAGGCACTGCAGACAGACTACTGCGAGGTGGACTGGCACATGGGGGCCAGAAACACTGGGACAGGCTATCAGAACCACCAGCGCTGGCAGGGGAAGGTCTATAGCAGTGAGGAGATGCGGACCGTTTGCGGAAAAGGGCAGATGCTTGGCTTTGGAGGAATTAACTGTTACCACATCGCCTTTGCCTTTATACCGGGCATAAGCAAGCGCAAATACACGGATGAGTGGCTGGCAGAGCAGAATCAGAAGGAAAATGAGAAAAAGGTATATAAAGGCCGGGAATATGACACCTATGCGGCGTTGCAGCATCAGCGCCGCCTGGAGCGGACCATCCGTAAGCAAAAGCAGGATGTGGAACTTCTGGAAAAGGCTGAAGCAGACAAGGAAGATATCACTGCTGCTAAGTGCCGGTTGCGGCTGACCAATAAGACCTATGTGGATTTTTCTAAGGAAACGGGCCTGCGGCAACAACGGGAGCGGTTAAAGATATCAAAACTGGAGGCGGGCGCAAATGAAGCCATTAGGAATACTAATACGAAAGGTCGGATATCATCCGGATAATGACTACAGTGTAAAGCTTGATGGATATACAGATGTAGTGAATAATGGGCTATCCGAAGCAATAGAAATGTTGCACAAAAGGTGGTGCGGACGGATACGAACACATGTATTTGGTAAATCTGGAAACAGGAGTGGTGGAGTATTATGAAACGAACCAGATGGAGAATGAGGTGGGGTACCGGTTCTGGAAGCATTTAGACAAGAATCCGGATGCACAATATGCGTTCGTTCATAACCATAACACGGACAGTTCCTTTTCGGAGCCGGATATGAGGACACTTTTGACAACAAGAGAAATACCTGTTATGATAGCAGCAAGAAATGATGGTGTCAAATATGTTGCGGAACGTTCTGGCGATGTCTTAAAATCGGTTATATTTGATGATTTATATGAGAAAGAATTAAATGATCTGAATCGACAGGTCAGAGCCGGAATAATACCTATGTCGGAGAGAAGTATACGTAGAGAATCATTAATTGTAGAGAATCTGTTAAAGGATTACACAAAAGGAAAGGGGCTTGTGGAATATGACGGTAGGCGAAAGTAGCGGCTGGGCATCGGCCACATTGAAGGAGGTGCCTTTCTGGCGCGATGATATGAGCCCGGAAGAGTATGAAACTGAACGGACATATTATTTAAAGAATTATCACTTGGTGCGGCCAGGATTGTATAGGCCATTATGGAAACAGAGGACGGAGGAATCAGAGTGATTGTAATTCCTATATGCCTTAAATGTGAATACTGTGAAATGGGTATGAAATGCAGGGTATATCCGCAAGGTGTACCAAGAGAAATTGTATCGGCTCAAAAGCCGCCCGAGGAAATATGTAAGGATTATAAATACAAATGGGAGAGCGAAGCATCTGATTAGTCAGGTGCTTTTATTATGTTTAAAAACCGGTCAGATGATAAGACCTAAAACAGTCAGCCGTTGGTGGATGGTTACACACCTACAAATAACCTAAGGACGGACAGGAAAGGAAAAGAAGATGAAAACAGAGGATTTACAGGCAAAGGGGTTAAACCAGGAACAGATTGATTATGTCATGGCCGAATATGGCAAAGACATCAATGGGATTAAGCAGGAGAGGGACACATACAAAACCCAGCTTTCCACGGCGCAGGCTACCCTTAAGAGCTTTGAAGGCGTCAACATATCGGAGCTCCAGGGGAAGATACAGACCCTGACCACAGACCTGGCCAATAAAGACGCTGAGTATCAGAAGCAGCTGGCCGAGCGGGATTTTAACGACCTGCTGAAGACCACCGCAGAAGGGTTTAAGCCCAGGGATATCAAGGCAGTTATGCCCTTCTTGGATGTGGAGAAACTCAAGGGGAGCAAGAACCAGGAAACAGATATTAAGGCTGCTTTGGAAGCTGTTAAGAAGGATAAGGGCTATCTGTTTCAGGACGTCAGTATTCCACGGGTGGTTGCGCCTACTCCTGGGCCTGGTGGTGAGAAAACAGACGACACAAGGACACAAGCAAACAATGCCTTAAGAAGTCTATTAGGCAGAGAATAAGGAGGATTTAGATTATGCCAGCATATATTACGAACAGGGCCGACGCGGAGGCCATTATCCGTGAGCAGGTTATTTCGACCATTTTCCAGGACGCGCCGAAGCAGTCCACTTTCATGTCCCTGGCACGGAAGCTGCCGAACATGACAAGCAACCAGACACGAATGAGAGTACTTGACTTCCTTCCCACCGCATATTGGGTGGACGGTGATACCGGCATGAAACAGACCACCAGGCAGGCCTGGGATAATGTATTCATTGAAGCCGCAGAGCTGGCAGTCATTGTGCCGATTCCGGAGGCAGTGCTGGATGATGCGGAGTTTGATATTTTCGGTGAGATCACACCGAGGGTCAATGAGGCAATTGGACAGCGCGTGGATAGCGCCATCATCTTTGGCGTGAACCGCCCGCGTAACTGGCAGAATGACATTATCACGCTGGCCAGACAGGCGGGAAACAATGTGGCTGTGGGATCCAGTCCGGATTATTATAATCTGCTTCTGGGCGAAGGCGGTGTCATCTCCAAGGTGGAGGAAGATGGCTACATGGCTACCGGAGCCCTGGCCGCCATGACCATGAGGGCGAAGCTGAGGGGCATCCGGTCAACTGATGGCAGTCTCATCTTTAAGTCCGACATGCAGGGGTCCACAAATTATGCATTGGATGGGGCACCGATGTATTTCCCGCAGAACGGAGCGTATGACAGCACTATTGCACAGCTGATTGTCGGTGATTTCAAACAGGCGGTATATTCCATCCGTCAGGACGTGACGGTGAAGATTCTTGACCAGGGTGTGATTCAGGACCCGGTAACGAAAGGAAATTGAGTACAACCTGGCCCAGCAGGACATGGTGGCGCTGCGAATTGTATTTCGTATGGGCTGGGCACTGCCGAACCCAGCAACCCGGATGGATGAAGACCGTGTAGGGTGTCCATTCGCTTACCTGGAGCCTACAAGCCCGGTTACAACCCAGAAGGTGACCTTTACAGTTAAAGACAACGCCGAGACACCAGCAGCCATTGATGGGGCAATTGTGGATGTGAATGGTTCCAGGGTTAAAACGGACGTGTCCGGTGTGGCAGAGTTTAACCTGCGGGCAGGGACATACCCCGCGAAGATTAAGAAATCAGGATACGGCCAGATTACCGAGACGGTGACTGTGGCAGCTGAGGCAGTGACAAAGGATGTAACCTTGATTAAGCAGTAAGGAGGCTGGGCGCGATGCGGGCATACACTGACGAAACGTACTATATCAACGATTACCTGAAGGGAGGAAGCCGGTCATCACAGCTGGCTTCCTTTTTTACGCACGTTCTGCCAGCCAGGTCATTGACCGGTATACATTCAACCGCTTGAAAGGTGTGTCAGATGTTCCCGAGGAAGTACAGATGTGCTGCTGTGAACTGTCGGAATCCGAATACCATAGGGAGAAGCAGCAGAAGGAATCCGGAGGGAAGACGTCGGAGAAGATTGGCACATATTCAGTCGGTTTTGCCAGTGCCCAGGAATCTGCTACGGCAATCAGCAGGGAACAGCGGCAGCATTGTTATGAAACTGGGCTGGCATCATACCGGTCTGTGTTATCAGGGGGTGTGATATGTATATCAATGCGGATGTAACGCTGTACTTGTACAGCAAGAATGGGAAGACTGAGATGTACACCAGGATGCCCATAGAGGGTGTGTACTGGGAGGACGTGAGGCAGTCCACCTATCTTAAGACTGGCCAGCGGGAGGGCACATCTGTCCTTCTGGTCATCCCTATGGAAAGCCTGGCTGGGACCATAAAACTGACCCAGGGCAAGGACCTGGCTGTCAAGGGTATCATTGAGGATGAGGTAGACTGCAGCAGCCAGGAGGCCATGTCAAAGTCCCTGGCGGCCCTTAAGACGGCCCATAGATTCCTGACGGTGACCACAGTAGATGAAAGGCTGTATGGCAGCGAGTCAGTACAACATTATGAGTTGGCCTGCAAGTAGGAGGTAAGACTGTGAAGGTGGAGCTTAAGATGCTGCCTTCTGAGGCTGTGTTGCAGAACCATGGACTGCAGGAAGGCGGATCAGTACAGAAACTGGTGGACAATGAAACTATGCGGTATATGAGCGCTTACATGCCGCGCAGGCAGGCGGGGGAACTGGAGCATATGATGGTCATGGCCACGGTGATTGGATCCGGCCAGATTGACATACCTGGACCATATGCCAATTATCTGCATGAGGGTATCCTGTATGTATCCCCGACAACGGGCAGCGCCTGGGCAAAGAAAAACGAGATAAAAGTTCCCACAGACCGGGAGTTGACTTATGCTGGCGCTCCCATGCGTGGTAAAAAGTGGTTTGAGCGGATGAAAGCCGACCATAAGGACGACATACTGCAGGCAGCTCAGGCCCTGGTAGATAGAGGAGGAACCTAATGACAATCATAGATTATATGCGTCAGAAACTAACGGAGTATCCGAAAATATCGGAGTTCCTGACAGACAGCGATATCCATATGGATTTCACGGAGCCAGGCCCCAGTTATGGCCTGTCCAGCAATGGGGACAGTCTGGTCAAGGAGGACATGCTGGGGAACCAGACGCGGCGCCACAACTTTGCTATGTATGCAGTGGCCCCATCCTTCACGGATTACTGCCGGCTGGCCAACAGCAATTTCCTTCTGGAACTGGGATACTGGCTGGAACAGCTGCCGGAGGAGGATGGGCTTAGTGCCAATATTGGCAACCAGGAGATGGAGGCCAGGTTTATAAAAGCCATCACATCCAATGCAATGGCCATGCAGCCCATGGGTGAGACTGTTAATGATGGAATCCTGTACCAGATACAAATACAGGTGACCTACCAAATAGAAAGCGAGGAATAACCATGCGTAAAATGAACTTACAGCTGTTTGCGGAATCAATTCCCGCAGCAGGAAAAATCAAAAGAAAGTGGATGGCACACTATATTGATGCGGCCCTCCCATCTGCCAGCAAGGCTGAATACAGCCGCCTGGGCAAGGACCTGGAAGAGTACATTGTCGAAATGAACGCCAATGTGGAAACCAAAAATAATATATGGGGAGAGACATCCGTCAACCTGGACAGCTATCAGCCCCAGGCATCCGCTGACCCGTACTATGCTGAGATTGGAGAGCCGTTGTTTGACCGTCTGCAGGCCATTGTGGATGAAAGACAGACCCTGGATGACCTTAAGACCAGTGTGGTGGAAGTACATCTGTGGGAACCAGTTGAAGCAGCGGATGGCACCTATGTGGCCTATAAGGAAGATGCAATCATTGAAGTGTCCAGCTATGGCGGAGATACCACTGGGTATCAGATTCCATTTAATGTGCACCACACTGGAAACAGGGTTAAGGGTAAGCTTGTACTTGCTACAAAGACGTTTACAGCAGATGCATGAAGAGCAATGCCGGCGGCAGATTCTGTGCCGCTGGCGGAAATCAAGGAAGAGGAGGTAAACCCTGATGGCAAAGAAGATGAAGAGCCTGTTATTTGATGACGGCTATGAGAGTTTTTCAGTAAATGACGACCCATTCAGGATAATTCGGTTCAACCCGGCAGACCCGGAAATCATCAACCGTGTGTTGGACGTGCAGAAACATTTTAAAAATTACAGTCCCCCGGAGGGGATTGAACTGAATCCGGACGGGACCCCTAAAAGTGATATGGAAAGGGACGGCGCATACGTGGCTGAGTTTTCCGAGGAAATGCGTAAGGCGTTCAATGGCATCTTCCTATCGGATGTATATGACACGATATTTGCCGGTCAGTCCCCGCTCTGTATTGTTGGTCAGAAATACCTGTATGAAGGTGTACTGGAGGGCCTGCTTGTTCTGATGAAGCCCGCTGTCAAGGAGTATGCCAGGAAGAACCGGGAAAAGTCCAGGAAGTATCTGGAGGATATAGAGAAATGATTGGCCAGCTGCCAACCAGCCTTGACGTGGGCGGGGTAAGCTATCCCATTGAAACAGATTACCGGAATATACTGGTATTCTTGTCTGCCTGTTCCGACCCGGAGCTTTCAGACGCGGAGAAACTGGAAATCCTCATGAAGCGCCTGTATCGGGATGGTTTTGGGCAGATACCGCAGGAACATCTGAAGGAAGCTATCCTACAGGCTAAGTGGTTCGTAGACTGCGGTCAGGAGGATGACGATAAGAAGCCGGTCAGGAAGGTCATGGACTGGGAACAGGATGAACCTATCTTATTTCCCGCCATCAACAAAGTGGCAGGTACGGAGACCAGAGCTGTCCCATATATCCACTGGTGGACCTTTGCTGGATATTTTATGGAAATTGAGGAAGGGACGTTTTCCACGGTTTTAGGCATCCGGCAGAAGAAATCCAGGGGAAAGAAATTGGAGAAGTGGGAACAGGAATTTTACAGAAACAACAAGAAACTCTGTGACATTCGGAAACGGTATACGGCTGAGGAGCAGGCGGAGATTGATTACTGGAATAATTTATTAGGTTAGGACGCTGTATGGGCGTCTTATTTTTATGCCTGTACAGGAGGTGATGGTATGGCAGCAGATGGAAGCCTGAAATTTGATACAAAAATTAACGTAGAAGGATTTGAAGAAGGAATATCCACATTGTCAAAAGCAATGGACAGGCTGACGGGCGCAGTAAACCGTCTATCATCTAACATCTTGAGCCGGTTCAATGGAGCAGGACAGGCGATAACAAAAACTGCCCAGAGTGCGGGAGAGGCATCGGATGCAGTTGAATCCATTGGGGAATCCGCTGACGGGTCATTGAAGGACGTGAAACGTCTGCAGGAGCAGATGGACGCCATTCGTGTCCAGGCTATGGAGGCCGCTGATACAGAACCTGTGGAAGCTGTGGCTGTATCAACAAACCCGGAATCACTTAATTACGACCCAAAGGCTATGGCTGCAGTCTTTGGAGAGGAAGCGGCTGAAATACATAATTATGCGGAGGCAGTTGAGCAGTATGGTGAACAGGGGGCCGCTGCTTTGAACAAGATGGACCTGGAAGCCCAGGAACTGAAACAGCAGATAGAGCAACTCCATGTGCAAGATATTGAAGCAGTAGAGACCACCCCAATAGAAGCGTATGCAGTTCCTAACAGTGCCGAATCAATGGGGTATGATCCTAAAGCTATGGCAGCTGTATTTGGGGAGGCGGCGGCAGAAATCCACAACTGGTCCGAGGCAGTCCAGGAATATGGTTCCCAGGCAGGCGCGGCACTTAATGGCGATGAAATCGAGCAGGAAGCCGGGGTGGCTAATGAGAAAATCGTAGAATTAAGTAAGCGCCTACAAGAATTAAAAGAACGACAGAAGGAGCTGCAATCAGAGGGTATCGGCCTGGGGCATGTGGAGTATGACAGTAATGCTGCTGAAATTGCTCAGATTAATTCGGTATTAAAAGACTATCAGAAATCACTGACAGATACCGGACGTGAAACAAGAAAGTTTTCCAAAACAACGCAATCCGCATTTTTAAAAGCTGCAAGCGCGGTTGGTAACTTTGCAAAAAGTATTGGTCGAGGTCTGGCCAATAAGGCTAAACAGGCAGTATCCAGCTTGAAAGGACTGGGGAAGTCTTCCAATAACGTCAGCAAGAGCATTCTGAAGCTGTCTAATATGTTCAAGCTCATGCTCATCCGCATGGCCATGAGGGCGGCCATCCAAGGAGTTAGGGAAGGTATGCAGAACCTGGTGCAGTATTCGGACCGTGCAAACCAGTCTATGTCTGGTCTGATGACCAACATGACCTACCTTAAAAATAGTTTTGCGGCGGCGTTCGCACCCATTCTGTCCTATGTGGCTCCGGTACTTAATACTTTGATTAATCTCCTGGCAACGGCAGTGGGATATATCAACCAGTTTTTTTCTGCGCTGGGAGGCGGGAGCACATACATCCGGGCAAAAAAGGCCAATGAAGATTATGCGGCCAGTCTTAAAAAAACAGGAGGAGCTGCAAGCAAGGCCGGCAAGGATGCAAAAAAGGCACTCGCTCCATTTGATGACCTTGTACAGATACAACAGCAGGGCGCGGATGCCTCCGGAGGCGGGGGCGGCGGTGCCAGCCCCTCAGACATGTTTGAAACTGTCGGTATAGACAAGGGAATCAGCGACTTTGCCAACAAGCTGAAAGAAATGTTTGCAGCTGGGGACTGGGAAGGAATTGGAAAACTCATTGGTGAGAAAATCAATGAGGCAGTACAGAAATTTACGGAATTTATCAGTTGGGATAATGTCGGGGCGCAGATAACGGCTTTCATAACGGCGTTTACGACCATGCTCAACAGCCTGGTTGCCACGATTGACTGGTATGCAATTGGTATTATGATGGGGACGGGAATTAATACCCTGGCCAATACTTTGTACTTGCTGCTGACACAAATTGATTGGCTCATGCTGGGAAATGCCCTGTCCCAGAGTCTTATGGGGATGGTTGATACCGTAGACTGGAATCTTGTGGGAGCAACCATTGGAGCATACTTCCAGGCGCAGATATCCGGCCTTTTGGGATTTATTATTGGCACGGACTGGGGAGCCATTGGAGCTGCCCTGGCCACATGCCTAATGGGCATTACAGGAGCAATTGACTGGGGACAGTTCGGTTATCTTATGGCGGCTGGGCTTAACGGCGCATTTGCTCTGCTCCTTGAATTCGCGTCCACGTTTGACTGGACAGAATTTGGCAATAACGTGGCAACGGGTATCAGCTCATTTTCAGACCTTCCAGTGGGCGCAGGCAGGTGAGGCCCTAAGCACATTTGTAATTGGAATCCTTGACTTCTTGATAACCGCAGTGCAACAGACAGACTGGGCATCTTTTGTGCAGGGCATTGTTGACTGTATTGAGGCGGTGGACTGGATTGGCCTTGCAGGGAAAATTTATACGCTGTTATATTCTGCGTTGGGTGTTGCTTTTGGAGCCTTGGCTAACTTTATCGGTACTCTGATAGCAGACGGATTTGCAAAAGCAAAGGACTATTTTAACGGAAAGATAGAGGAATGTGGTGGTGATGTATGGGAGGGAATGCTAAAGGGGATTGTAGATGCTGCCAAGGGGGTAGTCTCCTGGATTAAGACCAACGTGGTGGATCCATTCATCAATGGCGTGAAGGCAGGTTTTGGAATCCACAGCCCGTCAACCGTCATGGCCGGTATGGGACAATACCTTTGGGAAGGTTTCTGTGAGGGCGTCAAGGAATTCTTTTCTGACCCAGGAGCATTCATTAAAGCCAACATCACAGACCCGTTCGTGAATGGCATCAAGAGCCTGCTGGGCATTCACAGTCCGTCAACCGTGCTGGCCAGCATCGGTTCTAATACCGTGGCCGGATTCAATCAGGGCGTTACCAATGAGCAGGCAGCTTCCCAGAGCGTGGTTCAGTCCTGGGCGTCGGGTGTGGCCAGCTGGTTCTCTAATAAGTTTGGTATCAGTACCGGAGACTCTACGGAGGCCAGGCAGTGGGCAACAAGCATCCTGTCCGGGTTTAACAATTCGGTCAGCAAGAACTATACGAAGTCCCAAACGGTCATGCAGACCTGGGCGGAGAATGTCCGGAAGTGGTTTGTGGGCGCGGATGAAGCCCAGGGAGTCAATGAACTGTCCTGGACAAAGTTTGCAGACCTTATTATCCAGGCATTCAAGGTCAAGATTGAAGGAAGTCACACGGAAACACAGGCACCAATGGAAGCCTGGGCTAAAAATGTGCGGGAGTGGTTCTGGGGAGACAGCAATCCTGAAGGGACCGGTGGCATGTATGCGGCCTTTTACAATATGGCCAGACGCATCAACGAAGGCTTCGCGAACGGAATATCTGACTTTGCGTACATGGCTAAGAACGCAATCCGCAAATGGGCTCGCGAGGCCATGGAAGCAGCGGAAGAAGAATTTGATATCAACTCTCCGTCTAGGGAGTTTTACAGCATAGCAGAGTACGTTGTGCGTGGATTTAACGATGGCATCAGTGCTATGGCATCATCATCCCGAAGCACGGTTCAGAAATGGCTGGATGGCGTCCTGGACGTGTTTGACGGTGTAAATGTGCAGCTGCCAATCGGTATTAATATCCCGAATGCAGCATCATACCTGCCCAGGATGGCCAGTGGAACCATTGTGCCACCAAGAGCTGGGGAAATGTCCTCCAGCATGAGGAATATGGCAGGTTATGGCCAGGAGGAAGCCATGGGCTACCTGATAGGCAAGATGGAAGAAATGATAAGCCGCCTGCAGGCGGAAGGGAATAAGCCAGTACAGATTGTGCTGAACCTGACCGGGAACCTGGCTGCGCTGGCCCGGATGCTGAAACCGGAACTGGACAAAGAGGCTGCGCGCAAAGGTGTAAGCCTGGTAATTGTAGGAGGCTGATATGGACAGTGTATTTTTGCTGGATGGAAAGGTGTACAACGTTGAGGTAGAGAAGGATTCTCTGGAACGCAGTTTTGCGGTGACTGATACGGAACAGTCCGGACGTACATTGGACTATGCCATGGACCGGGATATCATAGGGACTTTCTACAACTACACGATGAAGGTATACCCTAAGACGGAAGACCTGGCAGCGTATGATGCGTTCTATGATGCCGTTTCGGATCCGAATTATGCGAGTCATGAGATGACCTTCCCCTATGGTCAGGAGACATTGACCTTCCAAGCCTATATCACCCAGGGGAAGGATAAGCTTAGAATAAGGCGAGGTAAAAATATTTGGGGATTGGATGGCCTGTCCCTCAATTTCACAGCCATGGAACCACAGAGGAGGCGGTAAGGTTTGAGATGGGACGCAAGAGTGGAAACGAACGGGCAGCAGCCGTATTCAGCGGTAGATGACCTGACAAGCTATGAGCAGAATATGCCGCCCTATGCTTATTGCCTGCCCAGATACGCCAAGATGGACGGAACATATGCCAATACCCCAGATATAATCCCTGGTGGCCAGAACGGGTATATCAGTACGGCCCTAAGCAGGCAGGACGGTGTGTTTGACAAGCCACCATCCATCACGATTAACTTTGACCGGCTTAAGACCAGCAATGGTGTGTCCATGGTTTTTAACAGGGTATCCGGGGATTATGCCAGCAGGCTTAAAATCTCCTGGTACAAGGATGCGGAACTGGTCCAGGAGCAGGAGTTTGAACCAGATGGGGTGGAGTACTTCTGCCGGGCCAAGGTGCCGCTGTTTAATCAGCTGGTCATCACATACCTTGAGACCAGCCGGCCATACCGGTATCTGTGGCTGTCCGTACTGAAGAACCAGAGGATGACGGATGCGGGTGGGCTTAAGATTGTCTACGATGACATTGCCCTGGGGGCTGCAGAGGACAATATGGCGGCTTCGGGCGACCATGATTACTATGTTGACCTCCAGGACCTAAAATCGGGGGTAGAGTTCCCGGATTATGCCATGTGTCTGCCCAGGTACGCGAGGATGGATGGCAACTACAACAATGCCCCGGACGAGCTGGCTGACATGGGGTATGTGAGTGACAGCATATCCGATGCAGGCGGAACATTTGGAGAACCGCCTTCAATCACATTCACATTCGGTCAAACTTATTCCAGTGTGGGGATAACACTGAGGTTCAACGATTATTCGGGGGACTACTGCAGTATGGTCAATATTAAATGGTATCGCGGGGATGAACTGTTATCAGATCGGGATTATTCCCCGGACAGTCCGGACTACTTCTGCTATGGCATAGTGGATTATTATAACCGGGTGGTCGTTACCTTCCTGAGGACCAGCAAGCCGTACCGCAACGTATTCCTGACAGGGATAACCTGGGGACTCATCCGTGTGTTTAAGGATGATGAAATAGAGGATATCAGCTGCCTGATGGAGCTGAGCCCTATATCCGAAGAGGTAAGCATCAATACGATGGACTATACAATCCGAAGCAAGTCTGATTATGCGTTTGAATTTCAGAAGCGGCAGAAACAGACGCTGTATTTTGACGAGGCAATACTGGGGATTTTTTATCTGAAGGATGGGAAGCAGCTGGGAGCGAAACGGTATTCGGTGGAGACACAGGACGCAGTGGGAATCCTGGATAACAACCAGTTTATGGGCGGAGTGTACAACAATGCTTTGGTATCAGACATCCTGGCCGGTATTATGGCCGGAGAAGGTATCACATACTTTTTAGATGATGTTTATGTAGATGCGCGGGTGAGTGGGTACCTGCCAATATGTACGAAACGTGTAGCACTGCAGCAGCTGGCCTTTGCCATTGGCGCCCTGGTAGACACCAGTTACGACCGGCAGCTGTACATATACCCTCAACAGACCGAGGTCACCAGCGAGTTCACGGCCAAAGATATCCGGTTGGGGTTAAGTGTGGAACACAGTGACATCATAACCGGCATCCGGCTGTATGTACATAGCTATACCCAGGGGATGGAATCCGCGCAGTTGTATAAGGGGGTACTGGATGACACTACGAAGATAGAGTTTTCAGAGCCTTACCACAGTCTGTCCATTACTGGAGGAATCCTTGGGGAGCATGGAGACAATTATGCCTGCATAACCGGCACAGGCAATGAAGTGGTACTGACCGGGCTTAAGTACAATCATAGCACGGCCATGCTGCTGAAAGAGGACCCAAAGATTACGCAGAATAAAAACATTGCCGAAGTCAAGGAGGCCACACTGGTGACAGCCGGAAATGCGCAGGCGGTGCTTGACCGGGTATATGGATACTACAGCAATAATGAAAGTATCAGTTTCCGCTCCACTATCAATGACCAGGAGCTGGGAAACCGTGTGAATGTATTTACCGGTTTCCGGGGGACAATGACGGGCAATATCACGAAGCTGGATTTTAAGTTTAGTAGGCGTAAGGTAACGGCGGAGGTGACGGTAAGATGAGTACGGTATTGGAAACGCTGATAACGGATAGGACGGCCGCAGACCTGGCCAATGACACAGATAGGGCATATATAGCCTATACAGACTTAAACCGTGTGGAAGAGGCCTGTGCGCTGTTGGCGGGGCGTCTGGGGGTGACCATACAGGCCAAGGCATGGAAGATGGAGGACTTCCGGACGGATACGGAGATGTCCAGGCTGCTGAATAACATTAAAACGCTTCGGGCTGCCTATTATACGAAGGCCAGTACTCCGGCCATCCCCGGCAAAAGTAACATATGAAAGCATTTACCAGGCAAATGATATCGAACAGATACTTAAGGACCTGGGAGATATGTATGACAGCATGGTGAGTGGACAGCAGCGTCTGGCGTTTAGGCTGGGCATGAGGGCAATAGGAAACAGGAGGCAAGAATGGCATTAAAGACAGATTACAAGGCAGATGTGTTTGAGGGCAACCGAAAGTATCAGATAATCCAGGTTGGAGAAGGAAAATCAGAAATTCAGGATGTGACTGTGTATAGCCAGGAAGGTGATGTGTTTGGTCCTAGTGACATTAACACCACGAATAAGGCAGTGAATGCCCTGAATCATGTTGTCCCCGTCACACTCCAGGCATCCGGATGGAGCACTGCGGCCCCATATACCCAGACTGTGCCGGTAGAGGGGCTGACAACGGAGGACAACCCCATACTGGTAAAGGTGATTGCAGACGGGGCAACACCGGAAATGGTGAAAGCGTACAATAAAGCATTTGGGATGATTGACGATGGGGACACGGCAGATGGGCAGGCAACATTTAAATGCTACAATAAGAAGCCCACGATTGATATGACCGTGGGCTTGAAAGGAGTGTAAAGACAGATGGGAGAAATATTGATGACAGGCGGGGGCGGAGGCGGAACCGGAAGTGACGAGTGCACAGCCACGCTGGATCATGTGCTTGCTGGGGAGACTGCGGTTACGTCCGACAGTAATGACGAGCCTGGAACGGGACGAATGACGGTTAACAGTTTACTGTCTTTTAGCGTAGCCGCATACAGTGGACGCAGAGTACTTTTGAAATGGCAGAATCCGTATGCGGCGGCAGGGAAACCTTACAGCGGAGTAATAATAAAAGCCAGTAGAGGCGGATATCCAGCTTGGAATGCTTCGGCTTGGGATGCGATTTTTTCAGGAGCAGGAAACAATGTTGCCCCGGGAGCCTGGTCACAGGCGTTTATGGATTTACCAGCATTAAATACAACCTATTATTTCACTGCCCTGACTTATGCAATTACCAGTTTAGGTGAAATATATAGCCCTGTATATGACCCGTCTACCGTTAAATACGCTGTTTGTGCGACAAATGGACCAGCAGTCGTTACCATTACTGGCACCCAGAATTATGTGATTCCGGAAGGCTACACGCAGGCCGACATCTTTTGTGTAGGCGGAGGAGGCGGAGGGGGTGCTGGATACCGGTTTACGAGTATTGCCTATGAGCAAGGTGGAGGCGGCGGTGGCGGTGGGTACACCGCCACCGCTCTTAACATAGGCGTGGCTGCCGGCCAGATAATGAATTGCGTCATCGGAAACGGAGGCGGGCAAAACACAGCTATTAACGGCCCAGGTGGCACGGGTGGGGCAACATCGGTATCAAGAGGAGGCATTGTCTTATGCACGGCCAATGGTGGAAAAGGCGGAGATGGGGCCAGCGGAGCCAGTGGAGGATATGGCGGATCCAGGGGAGGGAGCGGAGGATATAATGACCTGGAACCAAGACCAGTCATAAATGCTGGCGGCAATGGATATGCAGACGGTGCTGGTACTGGAAGTCAGGGATATACCACAAGGGCCTTTGGAGAAGCTGGAAATACTTTATATGCTGGAGGCGGAGGAGGTGGTGGAGTTTCACGCAGCAATCCTGGCGCTGGAGGTGCAGGCGGAGGAGGTGCAGGCGGGGCACATAATGGCACGGGCAACGCAGGTGCTGCCAACACTGGCGGAGGCGGAGGCGGAGGTGGCGGAGCCGTTTATGGAACTGCCATTGCTGGTGGCCCCGGAGGCTCTGGCGTTGTTCTTATACGATTAAAGTAAGGAGAGACTTAAATGATAGCGCACGAAGTTTTTGTAATGATATATGATAAAACGATACAGAATGTGGTGGTAGGGCATTATGAAGAAACCAACCGGGTGGCGCGGTGCGTCTATGGTGACGATGCTTTTGCAGTGGATTGTACGCAATATCCCTGTGAGATAGGGGGGAAGTATATCGACGGAATTTTTTATAAATCGGATGGAGTGACACCAGTTGAATATATCCCCACTCAGGAACAGCAGGTGGAACAGCTTCGCCAGGAGAATGCGGAGCTGACTATTGCATTGGCAGACGTGATAGGAGGTGCGATGTTATGATAAGCGGAATCAAAAAAAATATCATTATACGGGCGCTGGAGATCCGGAAGAATCAGGGCGAGGAGCCGGCAGACATCCTGGATGGGTATACAAATCTAACTGAAACGGAAAAGGCGGATATACTGGCAATGGTCATGCCAGGAAAGGAGCAGCCATGGGAAAGATATTAATACCTGGAGGGGGCGGAGGCGCAGATCTGGATGTAATTACAGCTACAGCGCCAGACGTAAGAAAGAATAAAGTAATCGTTGATAAGGACGGGGAGCCATTAGCCGGAGTCATGAATGAACAGGCGGGAGGAACATTTATGCCTGGAACATCGGACCGGGTTTTAGTTCCGGCGAACACGTTTGTAACATCGGCCATCATCATGAAGGGGGATCCAAACCTTGTCGCAGGTAACATAAAAAAGGATGTGCCGATATTTGGAGTTATCGGAAGTAAAATCATGCTACCCATGGCGGCTTAATAACCTATACCCTTATATCTCTTATAATTGGAGTTAT